CATTTCTCTGAGGTAGCTTTCTATGAGAATGCAGAAACTTTGATCACCTCAACCGTTCCTTCAATTCAAGATCTTCCTGGAACTGTTAAAGTTTATGAGTCAACAGGGAATGGAAGAGCAGGCTTCTTCTACGAGCAATGGAGAAAAGCAAAAAAGAGTTTAACCTCAAAACGAAAAACCTCTAACTTCTATCCACTCTTCTTTGGATGGCTCACCTTTCCTGAGTACACCAAACCTTTAAAAACCGATCAAGAGAAACAAGATCTCCTCGAAACCCTTGATGAAGAAGAACAATATCTCATGGCAAAGTTTAAAGCCACCCTCGAACAATTAAATTGGAGGAGAAGTAAAATCCTTGACTTTGATGATGATATTGATAAATTCCATCAAGAGTATCCTGCTGATGATGAGGAAGCCTTTATCTCCAAAGGTACTCCATATTTCTCAAAAAAGAAACTCCTCCAGATGAAAGCTTTTTGTAGAGATCCCATCAAAATGGGAGATATTGGAGAGTTAGGCTTTTCAGAAGTAGAAGGAGGTCCTCTCTCAATCTGGGAGTTTCCTGAAGTTGGATATGATTATGTGTTAGCTGCTGATATTGGAGAAGGGCTTCCTGATGGAGACTTCTCAACCATTCAAGTATTAAGAGCTCCTAAAGGATCACCAAACATCAAACAAGTCGCTCAGTATAAAGATAGAATTGATGCTATAAGCTTTGCAGGGAAACTTGCCTCTCTTGGGAATATGTATAATGAGGGAATGGCCGTCCCAGAGACAAAAGGTCCAGGATTAACAACCCTGGCAGAGTTAAAGAATATCTACTGGAACATCTACAAATGGAAGATGCTTGACAGATTTGAACAGAGATCAATAAAGTTAGGATGGGAAACAAACGTCTCAACAAAACCCCTCCTTTGTCAATATGTTGGAGCTTGTTTGGCAGCAAACATCTTAGAGATTAACTCTGAGGAGTTAATTGATGAGATGCTTTCCTTCGTTAGAAACCTTAATAATAGTGGGGAGGCTGATTATAATTGTCATGATGATCTCATTATGTCTTATATGATTGGAGTTTTCTGTTTAGATCAAACCTACAATGTGGGATCTCTCCTCCAACATTTGGGATTATTTAAGGAGGGAGTTACAGATAACGCCCCAAAAAGAAGTTTCAAATTAGATCCAGCTAACCACGACCTCGAGATGTGGAGAGATGAAAGTGAATTGGTTGATCAAAGTGACAGGAGTTGGTTGAATTATTAAAATGGCAGACATCTGGAATACAGTTTGGAGTAAGATTTGGCAGTTAGCTGGACAGAATAAAGAGGAGGTAGGTCGTCCTCAATATCCTCAGGCAAATATTGGAGCTTTGAAAGAGAAGAGCTTTCTTGATTGGTACCAAGAACAAGCAAAAAAGACAGGGCTCAATCCTAACCCTTACGATCCCCAACACTTTTACGATTATAAAGGAGCATTTGAATCTGGTGTAAGAGGACCAGATATGACAGGTCATTGGCCATCTAAGTTTAAGAAAGAGGGTCATCCTAATTTAATAATCAATAGGATTGACACTCGAACAGGACTACCGATTGGAAAGGAGAAAAAATGAGAAAGGATCACATCTTACCCGAAGAAGTTTTGGATGGTATCAAGGAGAGGTTTGGCACATCTCCACCTTCCTCCCTCCCCACCCCTGATGGATTAGGTGATCCCTCCACCCCCATCATAGGCGAGACCTACTCTCGCTCTCTGGATGATGCTGCCACTCTTCTCCTTAATATATTATCTCCAGCAATTCGATTATATGTCTTTGAACTCTCTGATGTAACCCTCCACATTCCAAGATGGCAATTGCTGTTGGGATCACTAATGTGTCAATATGAAAGTGGCAACCTAACAGCTCCTTCGATTGATCCTGCTTGGAGAGAAGTGGAAGCAGTCATTGGAAAATCAATTTGTGGATTAGACACCTGTAAGAAGCAGTTCATCCCAAAAAGATTTGGGCAAAAGTTTTGCTCTCAACAATGTGGTGACATCGCAAGAGGGATGGAGATTAAACAGCGAAATAAAGAGAGAGATGATTTCAACAAAAAAGAAAGAGAGTCAGCAAAGGAAGCAGGGATGATGAGATGAAACTTTCTCTTTTTGGATATACACTTAATCTTGTAAAAGATGAATCTTTAAAAGAAGATCTTCCTGCTTTCCTCCCTCAAGGTAAAGAAGAGGAAATCTACACAGGATATGATGGTGAGATTATCCCTGGCTATCAAGCCATTGAAAGAGAGTTAGAGGTAGAGGGAGACTCAGTTGAAGAGCAAGAATGGAGAGAAGAACAAAATTGGATAAACAAGAGGACACAAAGAGATGCCACTATCTGACGGAGAAAAAAGCCTTCTTAAAAAACTTGACACTTACTACCTTGAAGGGGCTGAGCATCGTGCTAAGGCGAGTCAGACATGGACTCAATCGATAGAGACCATCAAAGGTAATACTTGGCCAAAGAGACGACCAAAATATAAAATTAATGCTGTGATGAACTTTCTTAGTCAGATCATTGAAAGAAAGTGTTCTTTGCTTACTGACAGTAGACCGACTATTTCAGTTGTAAGCAGAAAGCAAATTGATGATCCTGTTGCTGAAGTCTTACAGAAAACAATCGAAGGTATCCTTGATGAACATAACTTCGAGCAGAAAATCACCGAGTTTGTAATGTTGGAGGAGTACTTTGGATTTGCTCTCTTCAACACCACCTTTGATAGAGCTCTTGATTATGGAGCAGGAGATATTGATTTGGTGGTGATTGATCCTCGTTGCTTTATCTTTGACCCATTTGTCACTCGAAGTTGGAATCTTCAATTTGCTGAATATTGCTGCTTAGAGAATGTCAGACCAACCGAACTCCTTAAAGAGCAATATCCCAAACAAGCTGACAATATCAAATCCGACCTCAACGCTGGAGAGGTTAAAAGTGATTCTTTGATCCATAAATTAAGAGAATTATTTAAGTTTGGGGCTCCAGGTGGAATGGAAAGAACCTCTGTTGTTCCTCGATCTATCGTAAGGGATTGGTGGATCAGAGACCGCACTACAAAGGTGAAAGATAAGCTGATGTTTCCCAACTGGAGACATATCATCATTGCTGGTGGTGCTCCTGTTGAGGATGGTGCCAACCCCTATCTTGATGGTAACCATCCTTTTGATGCAATGGAGTGGCAGTTTAATGTTGATTCTGCTTATGGGATGAATGAAATTGACAATTTAGAAAATCCTCAAATTATGTTTAATAAGATTCTTGCATCTGTTTTGGAAAATGCAATCCTTATGGGAAATGGGATTTGGGTGGGAGATCAAGATGCTCTCTCCAAAGAGGATTGGGCACGTCTTACCAATGAACCTGGGAGTCATGTTAAGGTAAGACCTGGAAAAAAGTTGGAGAGACAGACTCCCCCTGCTCTCCCAGCTTACATGATGGATACTTTAACCCTCTTGGTGACAGGAATAGAGAAACTCTCTGGAATTACAGAGGTGACAGAGGGAAGAAGACCAGGTCAGGTCACCTCAGGAGTTGCAATCGAACAACTTGCAACAATGGCTCAGACCACCATCCGCTTAAAAGCAAGACAGTTAGAGGGATTGATTCAGAGGGTTGGTCAGAAGTTGATCTCTCGAATCTTTGCTTATTACACCACCGACAGAATATTTACACTTGTTGGTAATCATGGTAAGCCTGAGCGTTACCTCTACGAGAGAGCCATAATCAGAAATGTCATTGAGAAAAGAGGAATGTCAGCTTTTCGTGATTATCAATTTAAGATAGTCCCAACCTCTTCTCTTGCGATCACAAAATGGCAGAAGGGATTGATTGCAACCCAACTCTATCAACTTGGATTGATTGATATGGAAGCTGCTCTGGAAGCTCTAGAGTGGCCAAATAGAGATGAGATGCTTCAAAGGATGCAGGAGAAACCAGAAGAGTTTCAAAGAAAAAAGTATCCAATGAAACTCCCAGCCAATCTTTTAAGAGGTGGTAATAAGCAGACAGCTTTACAGGAACCTCAAGTTGGGAAATAGAGATGTCATACGTTAAAAAAGGTGCACAGACAGAGGTTGGAAGAAAGAAAGAGAGGAAATGGTAGTAACACCGACAACCTTAACCCCAGAGGAGGAGTTATGAAAAAGATCTTATTATCTACCCTACTAATTTGTCTCTTTCCAGTTTTTGCTTTTGGAGGACCTTTTCTTGTCTGTGATCCTCAAACAGGAGTTACTTCCTATAAAATTACAGGTCCAAGTTGGGTTGTTAGTCCTGTACCTGCGCAAACCAATGGAAGTTTAAAAATGGATGTAGCAACTTCTACAGTTGGAGTAAACTCACTTA